TACGCGATAAACCACAAAATGGAATCTAACGTAGCAATCACCGTCCAACCGAACGTGATCGGTTCTTTCTTCTCCCTCCGTTCACTTCCTTCATTGGTTGTGAAATCCGGAGGAATTTGCTTGCTCGGAGTCGCTGGATACAAAATCGCCACTTCGAGCTGGCTTGCTTTGTGCGTTGAAGACCTTCGCCACCGTCTCATCTCTAAGAACAAGACCACCATAGGTGAGGCCGGACGTGTTCGTGCTTTCGTCCAGAAAGAAATGGAACTCGTTAGCACACGTGTCAGGAAGGGTCATTCCCACAGTACAGCAGCCGCAGAGCGCAACAGCGCCACAGAGACTATGATTGACGTTATAACAACAAATGGTTACGAGCCATACGTCATATCCCCTTCACCCCGTGAGAGTGATCTAGATGGAGTTCGCAGATTTCACAGTCTGGCAGACCTCCGACAGGATTACCGTAACAGTCCCATAACCAACCGTCACATTATCATCATGACAGATGTGGACTATTACGTTGACATGCATGAGATCATCAGCATCGGACGACCGATTCTTTTGTACACATTCCAACCTAGAGTCGTGTCTGGTACGGTGTTTGATGGTTTCTTCACTATCAAAGACAACATCATACATTACCGGGTGAATGGAGGCAAGGATGTCCGCCATCCTACATGGAATTACAACCAGGACACAGTCTTTGTGCGCGATCCAATCAACACCTTTTGGGAAACGCTCCGCAGTGTAATGTGTGACGTCACCGGCATTAGCTGGATCAACCGCATGCTCTATGAGTATGTTGGAATCGGTCCTAGCGGCAGGCGAGTCACCATATGCACGATCGACCAATTTGAGCTCAGTCCGCATCGTAACATCGTATCAATCGTGCCCTTTGCTCAATGTCGAGAAAATCTGCTGCCTATCGCCGAATATGGCACCGAACTCAGCCGTAGTAATTACCAACAAGCTGCGGGGTTGCCACGTATGAATGCCATTACGTACATCGGCGATGGGGATCCACTCATAAGTTTGGGTGAGGAGGGCAATGTTGCCAGCGTCCAATTGCCCCTCAAGGATCTGGAATCTCTGCGCACAGCATACCATCTCTCGAAAACCAACAATTTGTCTGACACTGTTAGACGATCACGACGCAATGACAAGGAGGCCGCCATCATACATCAATTCCTTGTCAGTGAATCCGAACTTCATCCAGTTGAAGTGCATAAGCCTGGGCAATTGGCTAGGCACTATCAATCTGTGGAAGAGGATCACGACGTCGACCCAACTGAGCAGGGCAAGGAGTACGCTCGAGAATATGCACCGGGACCACTGACACAAACAGCTGTTTTCCCGAGTGAATCACTTTCAAACGAGCGTGCTACCATCGAGGGAAGGATTATTGCACCACAAGCCAAAGCCAAAGCCAAGGAGAGTATCACCCCACGCATGCGACGAATCGCCAGGAATTTTGTCAAACATCTCGTTCCTGACGTAGGGATTGGACACCCCTATTCATGTACATACGTGGAGGAGCAACAGCAGAAACCTCTCCAACGCGCCCGCAATGACGCCAATCGCTTCCACGATGCCTTCGACATGGTCACCAAGGCATTCCAGAAGAAAGAAGCATACAACGCCCCGAACCACCCCAGAAACATCTCAACCGTGCCTCATGGACAGAATGTGAAGTTGTCAGGGTACACTTATGCTTTCAAGGATTCTATCCTGAAGAAGCAGACGTGGTACATGCCTTGTCACACACCTTCTGAAATTGCATCCATTGTCCAGAAACTTGCCGCTGAATCTACCGAACTGGTTGAAACAGATTACAGCAAGTTTGATGGTACGTTTCTGAGGTTCATGCGCGAGGATGTTGAGTTCGCTGTTTACAAACGGTGGACACACTCTGATCACTCACAAGAACTTGATGATCTCCTCGCAAATGAAGTTTGGTCAAAAGCAGTCACACGGAAAGGCTTGAAATACCAACCGGACTGCACTCGACTCAGTGGTTCACCCCTCACAACTGATGGCAACAGTATCGCCAATGCATTTGTTTCATATGCAGCAAACAGGATCTATGGCATGAGTGACATGGAAGCCTGGCTGAATATTGGAATAGTGTATGGTGACGATGGGTTGAGAAATGGGCTAGTACCAGATAAGATTCTTGTTTCAACTGCTTCTTCTCTTGGATTTGATTTAAAGATCAACAATCGTGTAAGCCGCGGTGAATCTGTCTCCTTTCTGTCCCGCATTTATGCTGATCCCTGGTCCTCGCCGGCATCAGTGCAGTCTCCAACACGCACGTTGCTCAAGATACACACAACCAGTGACACCCACAGTGACATTGAAGAAATTGGTTGGGCTAAAACCCAAGCATATCTTGTTACCGATGGCTTGACTCCGTTCATCAGCCATTGGTGTAAGGCATACCAAAGAAACTGCACTTCAAAGATCGTTGACTATAAGGACTTCTCCGACATCCCATTCTGGGTTCGAGATGAGGCTGCTTTGAACAATTCGTGGCCCCAATCTGACTCAGACTTGTGGAACAAAATCGTCGCAGATGACCTTGGAGTGTCAGTCGCGGAACTCATGGAACATCTTGAGAAACTCGACCAACACAATGGTCCGATCGCTGAGCTTCCCCGTCTGGCAACCAACATGAAACTGGACCCAAAGTTGGCTGTCGCTATGGACGGCGAAGTGCATGCCGGTCCTATTGAACAAGAAAATGGACAAGACAATCCAAGCGATCAACCAGCATCTGGCGCAGCTACCAACGCTGTTCCAGCAACTGGCGGACGCCCGCAAAAGCCTGGGAGGGCTGACTGCGCCGGCCGCCAACGAAATGCGCACTTACGTGATCAGCGCCCAGGCGGCAGTGACAAAGCTGCGGGGCTTGATCGCCAGGTTTCCGGAGGCACCAAAGCCCCTGGACGAGGTGGAAGACAACCCAAACCCAAAGTAGGTGGAAAGAAGACTCGTTCGGCTTAAGCAAGAGTTTGACGAGAAGAAACGTTCCGG